TTGGCACCAAATTATTTAAGTCGCTTGAAACTGCTCAAGCAAAATGGCAAGAAGAAGCTGACAAAAAAATCAAAGATGCTGAGAAAAAGGGCCAAATGTCTGCTGAAGAAAAGGCGCAATACGAATTACAGCAAGAGCGTGATCAATTGGAAGCTGACCGTGTTGCTTTGAAGCGTGACAAGGATGAAGCGGGCGTAATTAAACGCTTGTCCACTGATAAGCTGCCAGACTCTCTCTCGAATGTATTAACGCCTCTGTTCGGTGGCGATGAAAAGAGCTTAGATGAAGCTTATGGCAATGTATCTAAAGCATTTCGTGAAGCGGTTGAACAAGCAGTTAACATTCGTCTCGCTGGATCAGCTGATAACCCAACAGGGAACAACGGTGGTGGTGGCAAAGAATCAACTGGTAGCCAATATGCAAAAAATGCAAACAGTCGTACAAAAGCAGACAATGATACTTTTTGGAAATAAAAAAATAGGAGGAAACACAAATGTATGTAAAACCAATCAAAAAAGCTGAGCAGTTAAACTTCTTAGCTAGCGCAACGTTCCAAAACTTTACCTATCAAGCCGATAAATCTTTCGAAGCTGGCGAAATCTATCCAGCGAATGATGCTACAGCTTTAGGTATTGTATTTAATTCAGTAACTGTGGACGCTGAAACAGGCTCGCAACCTGTCGGAATTTTAGTAGGTGGCTATGTATTGGCTGAACGTTTACCAGAAGCACCAACAGATGCTGCAATCACTGCATTGAAGAATATCACTTTCTTAGATGCTAACAAAAAACCAAAAGTAGCCGCTGGTGGCGGAGAATAAAAGAAAGTAGGAGGAATTAAACATGCCAACAATTATGGAACTATTTACACAAAATGAAGTTTTAAGCTATGTGCGTGATCGCGAATATAAACCTTTGCTAGGTGAAACACTTTTCCCCGAACGCAAACAACCATCTTTGAAATTGGATCAATTGAGCGGTGGTAGCCGTATCCCTATTGCAGCATCTATCCACGACTTCGACACCGAAGCAGAAATCGGTAGCCGTATTGCTAACAAACAAGAATTAGAACTAAGCTTGATCAAGCGCAAAATGCAATTGAAAGAAACAGATATCATTGCATTGGAAAACCCACGTACACAAGCAGAGCAAGATTATCTAGTAGGACAAGTCTACAATGATATCGATCAGTTAGTAGCTGGCGTTCGTGCTCGTGTTGAAGCTATGCGGATGGAAGTATTAGCCGCTGGTCAAGTGACTGTTAAAGAAAACGGTTTGAACTTCACGCTTGATTACCATGTGCCTGCTGAACACAAAGAAGCCTTGACTGGTACAAATGTTTGGACGAATGAAAATTCTGATCCATTGGCTGATATCGAACGTTGGATTGATGCATTGGATACAAAGCCTACTCGTGCATTAACGTCTCGCAAAATCTATCGGACACTCGCTTCCCATCCTAAAATCATTGCTGCTATTTTTGGTAAAGACTCTGGTCGCGTGGTTTCTCAAGCTGACTTGGATGCATTCATGGAAACGCATGGTTATCCAGTGATCCGTACGTATGATGAAAAATACAAGGTGCAAGAAGCGAACGGAACATATACTACTAAGAAATATTTCCCAGAAAACAAATTCGCTATGTTCAATGATGATTTGTTGGGTGAAACATTGTATGGTCCTACTGCAGAAGAAACTCGTTTGACTCGTGATCCAGCCGTTGATACTACGTTAGTAAGCAATGTATTAGCATCTGTATACGATGAAACACGGGACCCTGTCGGTACATGGACTAAAGCTGTTGCAACTGCATTGCCTTCATTTGCAGCTGCTGATGAAGTGTTCCAAGCACAACCAATTTAGGTCTAGCTTATGAAAGTAAAAGTTAAAGATACCCCGGTGTTCTACGATGGACACCGGTATAACCCAGCAGAAACACTTCAAATCGATAAGAAGTACTTTAACTCAACTCTCTTTGAAGAAGTGCCACAGAAGAAAAAAGCTAACTCAAAGGAGTGATAGCTTATGAATGAACAAAATCAAATCGCCCTAGATAAGCTTGCTGTCGAACTAGGGCGTAAGTTTTCTATTAAAGATCCAATAGCCATAGAAGTATTGAAAGATGATATCAAAGATGCCATGTACGATGCACTGGATTATTGTAATCGCGATGTGCTTGTGGGCAACATGGCATCTTCTGTTAAAGACTTGTATATCTTCCGCAGAAATACTGAAGGCAATGAAGGGGAAACTGCTCGGACCGAGGGTGGTGTTTCTCAATCCTTTGAAATTGGTGTGCCTGCAAAGATTCGATCAAAACTCAATCGCTACAGGGTGGCAAAAGTGAGGTCGTTAAGATGAGGCTTAGGGAACGAGATTAAGAATAGCCTACAAACTGTCTATCTAAAGAGGCGGAAAGTCACTCTTGACGAAGAAGCAGAAGAAATAATCACTTACCCATTTGATCCGATTGAATTACGAATGAATGTACAAGCGGCAAGTGGTACGGTAAACGCACAGATCTACGGTAGCAAGCTTGAAACAATGAAAGCATGCAAATACCAAGGCGACAAGATCAACGAAGGACAAAACGAACTAGACGGTGTTTGCGTGTATGTTGGTAAAGATGAAGAACCAGACTTCACAATAAAGTCTATCCAGACTTTTTCTACACACAAGAATATTATGCTAGAAAGGAATGATAATCGTGGGAGTTGAAATCAAAGGCCTTGAAAGTTTGCGACGAAAAGTCAAAGCAATACCGCAAATCTTAGATGATGCGATGTGGGATGCTACTTTCGAGATCACCGAATTGATTAAACAAGCTGCCGAATTGCGGTTGTCATCTAGCATGAAATATTCTAGTGGTGAATTGCTAGGTAGTTTGAAGAATGAGGTAGTGATCAATGCACAAAACCAAATAGTTGGGCGTGTGTGGTCGGACAAGCAAGAAGCGCTATTTCGCGAAGTTGGTACAGGTCCTGTCGGTGAAGCTAGTCCTAAAGACTTGCCAGACGGAATTACGCCAGTTTATTCGCAAACAGCATGGTTTATTCCAGCGAAAGATGTTGCGGTGGATTTGGAAGCTATATACGGTATTCCTCGTGCGACAGTCCAAGGTACAGACTTCTACATTACCAAGGGACAGCCAGCGCGACCGTTCTTGTACCCGTCTTTAGTAGATTTGATTGGTGAAGCACCAGAAATCTACAAAGAACATGTACAACGCAAGTTAAGGGAGTTGAAGTGATGGAACGAGTGAATATGAAGACAGTCACTGTTGAAGTATTACAATCCGTTACTGCTATCAAGAAGATTGCAACCGATTATCCTTCAACTTGGAATACATTCCCGTTGGCTATTTATCGAACAGCCAACAAACCACATCAGATTGATTCGTTGGGCAATGAGTTACAAACAGATTGGACAATCACAGTTGAATTATACGGAGATAAAAGCCAGACCAGTATTGCTGAAAGTGTTTTAAGCACGTTCGGTAGTATTGGTTTTTCTGGTACCGCTAAAGATGCTAACACGGCTGATTTGAAACGGATTATCGTCGAAGTAACAGCTGTGGTTGACAACTATACAAAATATGTATTCAAAAAATAGGAGGAATTACACATGGATTTTGCAGGACTATTATCAAAAGGCACTGTCTTAACTTATAAAGATGGCGCAACAACTAAAACAGTAGCAGCAGTTAAATCTATCCCGGCGTTGGGTAGTGATCCAGAGAAAGTGGATGTTACACACTTAGGATCAGAAAAGAAAGCTTACATCAAGGGTATTGAGGATGTAGATAACTTTGAGTTTGCAATCGTGTATCAAGGTGATAACTTCCGTGATATTCATTCGTTGGTTGAAGCTGATAAGTCCGTTACTTGGACAATCACTTACCCAGACGGATTGAAAGCTGAATTCACTGGCGAACCTTATTACAAATTTGATGGAGTTGAAGTTAACCAAGCGATTGGGTTTAACTTAGGTATCGTTGTAAGTGACGGTCCAGATATCACTCCAGCACCTGCGCCGGGGGCGTAACAATCCTCAATATTACCGAGGAAGATAACGTAAACGAATCGGAGACTGAGGAATAATCCTTGGTCTCTATTTTTATAACTTAGGAGGAAACATACATGCCAAAAAACAACGTAGTACAAATGCCAAACTCTACATCATTTCAGCTAGGAGACCTAACTTTACAACTTCGTTTAGACGGTAAATCGATTTTAGCAATCGAAAAGCGCTTAGATGAAGGGATTATGGGACTGTTTGTTAAAAAGCAAGGGGAAATCAAATTACCACCTGCTAACAGTTTATTAAAAATCTTACAAGGCGCCAATAAAACAAGCGGTGTAACAGATAAGGCGATCGTAGATGCTTTTGAACAATATATCGAATCAGGTAAAACAACCATGGATCTATTTGGTGAAATCAACGACTTCTTGGATGAAGCTGGTTTTTTCGGAAAGAAAGAAACGGCGAACGAAGCGACAGATGGGGAATCTTTGGATCAAACGAACAGCGAAGACAGTCTTCTGTAAAAAACTTCGACAATCTATCTGAAATGCTTGAATACATGTATCCACAAGCTGTTGAAGCAGGAATCCCTTCTACAGAGTATTGGGGAATGACACTTGAGGAAATCATGATACAAGTTCAAGCAAACAAGAAAATCAAAGAGAATGAGTTGCGAGAACGAGCGATGTTTGATTATACGCAGCAAAGACTAGCGGCTTTCGCATTTGGCGATCCCAAGCATATGCCGAAGTTTGAAGAGGCCTATCCTTTTCTTAAGCAAATTGAACAAGCAGTTGAAGAAGCGAAAACCGAGGAAGAAACAAAACAAGAAGCTATGCAACGTGAACAAGAAATATTTCTGGCACAGGCGCAAGCAATCAGAGCAACACGAGAAAGAAAAAAACTCATTGAAGAAAGGTAGGTGAGAAAGCATGGAATTAGAAACACTTGAAGTCCTATTGGATATCAATACTGCACGAGTTGAGCAATCCTTAGAGAATGTATTGCCAAAAATCGAGGGTGCAATGAATCGTATTCAGCAAATGTCTGGTAACTCTATGGATCGTACTGAAAAGAACATGGACATCGAAAAAGGTGCAAACAACTTCTCAAAGCAATTGGATAAGATGACGCAGTTGCTTGAAAAGTCACTCAATAACTTTGAACGATCAACGAAGCAAACATCTGAAACTGTTGGTGACAATTTTTCTTCTGGCATCCGTAAAGCCCGGCCGAAAGTTACCAAAGAAATCGATGCCATGGTCAACGAAATCAATGCCAAGATGGGTCAAGCGAAAGCAGCGCAAGAAAAGGTTGCTTATCTGAAATCACAACGACAATCAGCATCTAGCAAAGGTGATACTGGCCAAGTGGTTAAATACGATGAACAGATTGCACGCGCTCAGGCCCAGATGACGAAGTTTCAAGATCAAGCAAAAGGCATGGGCAATACAATCAAGCGTGAGTTGGACGCTGTGCCGTCGTCTTTAGACAACATAACCAAAGGCATGAGCCAAAACGAAGCCCAAATCGAAGCGATGCGCAAGCGACTAAGAACACTAAAAGCTGAGTACAACGATCAACGTGTGCCAACTGGAAGCTTTAGTTCTGGATTCAAGAATTACGAAGATACTCCTCAGTCTTTGAAAACGTCTGGTGAGATCCAAAAGCAATCTATCAAGATGAATAAGCTGATTAGCGACAACGATCGATTGCAAAAGGAATACGCACAAACAGAAGACCGCGCAGATGCACTGAGAAAGGCGCTACAGCGTGTTAACTCTGCATTAGGACAATCATCCATCCAAACGGGTAACGCTTCTAGCGGTGCTAATATGACGGGTACAGGATTGAAACAATCTGAACGTGCTGTTTATAAATATGGCGGTGTATTCAACCGCATGTCCAATGCTGTTTCTCATGGATTTGGGAGTGTTGGGAATGGCTTAAAGAACTCTCTTGGGTTTATTGGAAAGTTCGGAAGTCTATTTTCTAGTAACTCCAATAAAGTAACGGCCGGAACAAACAGAATGACTGGAAGCACAAACGCTTTCGGCCAGTCGATGAAATACTTACTGCCTTCATTAGTTGTTTATCAGCTATTAGGTGGAGCAATCACTAAAATGGCCAGCGGTATGATGTCGGCTTTGAAAACAAATGATCAATTCAGCAGTTCGCTGAATCAAATCAAGGTCAATCTACTTACAGCTTTCTATCCAATCTATACTGCAATATTGCCAGCACTAAATGCTCTTATGAGTACTGTGGCGCAACTTACAGGGCAATTGGCATCGTTTATTGCCATGTTATTCGGCACAACCTATGAAGCTGCTAAGCAAGGTGCTAGCGGTCTTTACGACAATGTACAAGCGATGAATGAAACTGGTTCATCAGCAACTAAGGCAAATGAGAAAGTCAAAAAACTGCAACGATCGTTAATGGGATTTGACCAAATCAACAAGCTTACTATGAACACTGATGATGATTCAGACAAAGATTCAGATTCATCTACTCCAGGGGTCGATTTTGGCTCAGCTTTAGGATCATACACCACACCTAATTGGATGAAAGATATCCAGAACATATTGAAGGATTTCTTCAAACCTTTCCAAGATGCATGGAAAAATCAAGGACAGCGAGTGATCGATGCTTGGAAGTATGCATTAGGTGAGGTAATAGGTTTGGCTTCTGCTATTGGCAAGTCATTTATGGAAGTGTGGACGAATGGAACTGGAGAGAGGTTTATTGAAAACATCCTTATTCTTTTAGCAGATGTGCTGGGGATTATTGGTGATATAGCTGGTGCATTCAAACGTGCGTGGGAGGATAACGGTCGAGGTACGCGATTAATTCAATCGTTCTTTGATATGTTCAATAAAATTTTAGAGTTAATCCATGAAATAGCTGTTGCTTTTCGTAATGCATGGAATGATGGCCGTGGCGAAAGTATAGCTGCCAACATTCTTGAAATCTATACCAACATTTTCAACACAATAGGTAACATAGCTGAACAGTTGAAGAAAGCTTGGAAAGAGGGCAAGGTAGGCGAGTCTATTTTCGGCACTATTCTTGATGTAATTGATGATTTACTGGGTAATATCAATAATATGACTAAGGCTACAGAAAACTGGGCAAAACAACTTGATTTCACACCATTGCTTGAAGCAATCGATAGACTATTCAAATCAATACGGCCAATCATTAAAAATGTTGGTGATGGACTTGAATGGATTTATAAAAACGTGTTGTTACCATTAGCGAGTTTCACTATTGAAGACTATGTGCCTAAGTACTTTGGTTATCTATCGGCTGCACTAGATGAGCTGAATCAAGTAATCGAAATACTCAAGCCAGTATTCAAATGGTTCTGGGATACGGTTATTGTTCCGTTATCTAAAGTTGCTAAGTTTCTGATTTTGGGTCAATTAGAACTACTTACCAAAGGCCTAGAAATATTGGCAGATATCCTAGGAAAAGTTGCTGATGCTGTTAAAGATCCTAAGAAAGCAATAGGTGAATTAAGTGCCACGATCAATGAGAAGTTCGGTAATATTAAAAAATCTGTATCTGATACTTGGGATAAGGTAAAAAAATGGACATCGGATACATTTACATCCGCTAAGAAGTCTGTATCAGAAGGCGCTAGCAATATGGCGAAGTCGGTGAGTGATAAATGGGGAGAAATTAAGAAAAATACCAAAGAAACATGGGATAACTTTTCTTCAACTGTTTCATCTAAAGCCAAAACAGCTAAAGATAATGCGTCAACTAGAATGCAAGAATTGAGAAGAAACATAGCTGATCGATGGTCTGAAACTTGGTCAAACACTCGCTCACGTTGGGATGAGATCAAGGATAAAATTTCTACACAAGCTAATTCTGCAAAAAACAATGCCAGTACAGCATTCTCAACCTT